CCAACCGCGTACAGCAGTTTCTAATAATTTCCAAATGCCTCTGTTTAATGAACCTGCTTGAGGCGCCATATTTGTCATTAAGAATGATTCAAATTCTACTTGCTGATCCCAGCTTAAATCACCATCTGGAGACATATGCCCTTTATCATATCCTGTACCAGCGTAATCGCCCGGAACAGGACCACCTTGAATTGATTGATCTGCAACAAATGCGTTTGTTCTTGCAACACAACCTAAAGCATTTTGTGGAATTAATTCATATGTCACATACTTTGGTAATTTTGCTGCCGCATCATACCCAACCAAATATGCTTGTCTACAAATAGGGGAAACACCTGCAGTTTGCGGAAATCCATATGGCGCATGGACTTTACAAGTCTGCGGATCTTGAGGTGCACGTTGCGTCCATGCAGTTGCATTTAAACAAATAAATGCAACAAATAATGAAACTAATAATTTTTTCATGAGAATAATCCTTCTAATGATGCTTGGGGTTTTGAACTCCAACCAACACCATTTAATATTGTTGTTAATGGTTCAATAAATGATTTACTAAACATTGTATCATAATCTATATACTGCCTCACTTTAAATTCATCGGGAATGGCAGAGATAAAAGCAATCACATTTTCCTTCATAGTATTGGGTTCTTTGAGATAAACAAATTTAATTTTATCTCCTTCGGCTATTGTCTCATATTTATTACCTAGATCATTCTGTTTTAAATAATAGTTATACAATAAAGATCCTCGAACATGAATAGGACAGCCCTGTGCATAGATAGATGAGTTATCAGTATATTTATTAAGACCATTTACCCCTCTGGGGAATGCAATTAATTCTGCAGGCATTGTTCTATACTTTTGTTCAAAATCTAAAATATAATCTTGTAGGGTTTGTTCGTCACTTGTTAATACCAATTTAACGGCCGCTTTTAAAGCATCTCTACATGGTTCGGGTGTAGATGATCTAACGATCTCCAATCCCATTACCTTTAGTTTTGGTTCTTTATAACGAACACCTTCATTGTCATAAACATTTAAAGCATATCGTTTCTTTGCTACCCAAATGCCTCTATCTGCAATTGCTTCACGCTTAAAATAAATCTTCTTATCAAAAGCATTTGTATAATTTGCCAATGAGTCGCACGTTTTATTAATTGCTTCTACAATTTTATCATTACAGATTTTATCTAGAATGTCAATGATCTTTTCTTTTGGTTGGTCTTTATAAAACTTCTGAACCAACGGATCAAGTGTAATATAACAAGAATCGGTATCTGAATAAAAAGAATAATTAAAATCCTTTGTTCCGCAAATTTTATTTAGATAGCTATCTAATGATTTGCCTACCTCACGAATAAAATATTGTCCTGTAATTGTAATACCTTCAGCAATATTTGAATCATAAAATCTAAAGAACTCATTACCCCAGGCACCGAATAAAGAATTCAATTGAATCTTTCTTGCCATCTGAAAATTATTATACTTAGATATATCTTTTAAAAGAGCGCTGTCTTTTGTTTCCTCATACTTGGTCTGAGCAATCAACATTAACTTTTTATATTTTTGCCGGTCATCAAATAACTTCTGAGTAATCTCAGGAAACAATCCTTGTTTATCTCGTCTGTAACTATACCCGTTTGCCGCCATACAATAATCTTTAGTTACAAGTTCATCTAAATTATATTTCTTTGCCATCATATCATCAACCGTAGTTGATCTTGTCTCAGAATATTCAATTGTTTCTGGAGACATATTATACTGCATAATGATACTTGGATACAGACTTGTAGCATCAAATGATACTACCCAATCATATTTGCCAGGAATTGGTTCTTGAACATACGCACCTACAATTTGTCTAGCTGGTTTACCTTCTCTTTGATGGACAACAATGTTCTGATTCCACAAATGATTATATAGAATACAGTCCCATGTTCTTACCGCTGAAAATACATCTACAAAATTACACTTAGCATCATATGCCATTGTCAAGATTAATTCAATCAACTTCATTTTATCTTCAAGTTGATCTACTCGTCTAACGTCAATTACGTTATACTTGACAAACAATTGCCAATCTTTAGTATAAAACTCTTTAAAAGATGTATATGGATTTTCTAATTTACCTTCACCCAATTCTACTTTAGATATATGATCTAACTTATATGATTCCTGCGCACCATATGTAAACTTTTTATACAAGTCCAAATAATCTAGAATTGCTACACCCATAATGTCATAGGTCAATTCAGTCTTGCCGTTTCTTGTAAATTCTTTTGCGTTAACTACTCTCCATGGAGATAATCCTTTAAGCGCATCATCATCAAGCATTTTGCTTATTCTTGCACACAAGTATGGTATATCAAAGAACTCAATATTCCAACCTGTAATCACATGCGGGTGATTGTCATCTAAGAATGCAATAAACTTTCTTAATAAATCTTTTTCATCTTTGCAAAGAATATAGTTATGATTAAGCCTATTCAGATCTAACTTCTCAATACTTTTACACCCAAAAGTCGTAATCTGTTTACTATTACTATCTTGAACTGTAATTAGTAATATTTCTTCCATTGGATTTTTAGTATCAGGAAATCCATTCTCAACAGTAGTCTCAATATCAATTGACCATATTGCCAATTGTGTAATATCAAATTCTACTTCTGTTGGGAATGTTTTGGTAATATACTGATAGGCATAATTCGTATTTCCAAACACCTGAAAGTTCTCAACTTCGCCATATCTTTTGACGTAATCCTTGGCTTCATTAATACTTTCAAATTGAATCTCATCTAGGTTATCACCAAATAATGATTTATACTTTACACCACTTTTGGATTTTACGAATAAACTTGGTTTAAATTCAATTTTATCTTGAACTCGTTTTCCATTATTAATCCCCCGAACTAGGATTCTATTACCATATTGATTAACACTAGTATAAAATTTCATTAAAACCTCTTATTAATAGTCTATTATATAACATCTGGCGCTAAAGAACAATAGCTTTCTTATAAATAATTATGTTGATTTTATCCGAGTATGCAACGTACTCTTGGTCTTTTGTAATAATAATATTAATTAAAAGGATGGATAAAATGGCTGAAGAAAAGAAACCTTTAAGTAGAAGCGAAAAAGAAGCATTAATTAAAGATAAAGCAGGATGGGTTATTACCGTTCTTGCTGCCTTATTGGCAATCAATACATTAATGGGCGGGGGCAATTCTAGCAAAGTACTAAACAACACAATCGATGCAAACAATACTTGGGCATTTTATCAAGCAAAAAGTATCAAACAAACTCTAGCAGAACAATCATTAGATGATGCAACATTCCGTAAAGACACAAAGAAAATGGAATTTTTGCAAAAGAAAATAGATCGTTATGAATCAGATCCTGCAACAGGTGAAGGCAAAAAAGAGTTAATGGAAAAAGCCAAAAAACTCGAAGCTGAAAGATCAGTTGCAAAAAATAGAAGTCCATGGTATACATATGCTGGTTCTTTACTTCAGATTGCTATTGTATTATTAACAGCAAGTATTTTAGCAGTAGACAACAGATTGTTCAAAGCAAGTTTGGGTGTAGGCGGACTAGCAATACTATTAATGTCTCAAGCTATTTGGCTTTGGATTTAAAATTATGTAAGTTGTAATGGATCCGTTAACTCTATTTGCGCTTGCTAACGGCGCGGTTGCTGCTGTTAAAAAAGGTTGTCAACTATACAAAGATATTAAAGGTGCCGCCGGGGACGTTAAAGCCGTCCTCAAGGATCTTGAAGAACAATTCAATTCAAGTCATCCGGCGGGCAAACCTGCATCTGTGGCTCAACGTAATGCGTATGTTCAAGAGAAAAATCGTGTTATTGATTTAAATAAAAAGCAAGGTGAAACTGCAGGCATATATCAAGAACTTGCTAACTATCTTGGTGACTTCTTTGACAACATGAATAAGTGTATGGCAGTTATTGAAGAAGAAGAACGCAAAAATCGTGAAGAAATATATGAAGGCAATGAAAGCTTAGGTCGTCGTGCTTTGCAACTTGTTATAATGAAAAAACAGTTAGAACAAATGCAGACTGAATTGCGTGAGATGTTAGTATATGATTCTCCTCCAGAATTAGGTGGTCTTTGGTCCGATGTAAGTGAAATGATGTCAGAGATGGGTGGGCAGCAAAAAATATTATTGACTAAAAAAATAAGAGCGGATGCGCGAGCTGCAGAAAGAAGAAGAGCAAAGATTAAACATTATATGGAAGAATTCACATACTTTGGATTTGCAATATTTATTGGATTAATTATGGTAATAATGATGTCATATGTTTCATATGAAAGAAAACAAAGATGGCCCGAACTTGAACCCGCAGAACTTAAGAAAAAACAAGAACGAAGAAGCAAAGAACATTTGATATGGTTGGAAGCACAACAAGAACGAATACAAAAGGAAGATCAATTGTATCAAGAACAAAATGGTAACAAAGAATAAAAAAGAAGAGCCAATAATATTAAAAACATATACATTCTCAGATTGGTTACTTGATATGCCCATGAAAACATTTTTCTGGGGCGGTGTAATAATTGTATGCACACTTTGGATATTATCTGTTGGTATAGTTTTCATTCTCACAAGGCGTTAAATATAAGATGAATATAAAAGTAAAAGAGGTATTAGATTGTTACGTAGTATATTTTTTATATGCTTGGTATTATCCGCACTTGGCAATGTCACTTGCCACGGAGCCGGAATCACAGCAAAATCTTGGATTGTTTCAGATACCGAAGGGCAAATTTTAAAAAGCGAAAATCCCGATTTTATAAGATCAATTGCTAGTATAAGTAAACTACTAGTAGTTATGGTGGTATTAGATACTCATCAAAATTTATCCGAAGACGTTCCTTTAAGCACAAAACTCAGAGATGCGTTACCTAAACAATTATCGAGAAAAACACTAATTGATCTCGCATTGGTCAACAGCAACAATCGTGCTGCACAAACTTTATGTGAACAATATCCTGGCGGGTTCGGTGTGTGTATCTATGCAATGAATCAAAAATTAACTCAATTGGGAATGATTGAATCTATTGTTTATGAACCTACGGGTTTAGATAAACGTAATATGAGTACTGCAAGAGATTTAGTTAAATTAGTTGTTGAAGCTAAAAAATATCCAGAGATAATTGAAGCAGCACAAAAATCTAAAGTGGAAATAAATTCTAATAAAAGAAAGATTATTTACAATAACACAAATCCATTGGTAGGAAAAGAAAACATCCTTGTTAGTAAAACAGGATGGATATCTGCAAGTGGAGGTTGTATTGTTCTACTAATGAATAATAAGATCATTATCTTATTGGGAAGTAGAAATACACATACTAGGATACCCGAAGCTAAGTATCTAGCAGTATAAGTGGTTGCGGGACCCGGAGTCGAACCAGGAACTAAGGATTATGAGTCCTTTGTAATACCGTTTTACCATCCCGCGGTTAATTATTTATCGCCCTTGGCCTCGATATTTTTTAAAACTACTTCTTTTAGTTTTATTCATACTTGAGGTTTTTGCCCTGCCGCCTTGGCAAGTACGCTTTTTAAAGCTGAGAATCTTTTTCATAAACTTCCATTCCTATAGTTTCAGGGTCAACGCCCTTATTTTCAGTTCCACGTTTGTAGCTTGCACTTGTTAAAGATTTATCTTTACTTGTAGCACCAAGCATACCACATTCGTTACATAATGAATAATGAAACATATGTATAACAGGCCCACCGACCCATTTATAGTTAGTTTCTTTCACATAAAATTTATTAATAGTGAACTTTTTTCGGCAAGCTTTTGCCTCACATTTCTTTTCACCAGTTACGGGATCTATATAATAGACTGGCCCGTTTAATTGTTTTTTCATATTGTAGTTGTGATGTTTACTGGAGATGAATGAGGGCTCAACTGTCTAGTTGTCTCTAATTTTTTCTTGGCATTTTTATAATCAGCAATCATAGAATCTGGAAGTTCTGCAACCCAAATTATTTTAGATGCATCTACCATAATAGTATGTTCTTTTACATAGGGCACATATGGAAATAAGGCCAATTGCACTTCACCGCTAGGATCATTTGGGTCTTTCATCATCTGTAATATAAATGGTTGAATTATATTCACACTTGACCCAAGCATACCTGTTTCTGCGATCAATTCTTCACCTGTTTGCAACTTGACACATTTTATAGTCATAATAACTCCTAATAATTATTTACCTGTTTTGTCCAGGATTTTCTGTGTATCTTTATTATATTTATACAGTTTTATTTCAATAAACATATTTTTTATAGACTGAATTAACCTAAATAGCTGTCTCATATTAAACCCCTTTGTCTTAATAATTTCATTTTATTTTCTAGATCAAAGTGATCTGTAGATTGCCCTAAATATTCTTCTATCTCTGATTGGTATGCTGGAGTAAAGGCCCGTTTGACCCATGCCCAGAAATCTGCAAGTGTTGATTCCATTTTTGTTTTCCTTTGTCTTATGAACGAAGGGCCGAGTATTCGGCCCGTTACTGTTAGATCTCTTTTGAAGATTCTGTTAGTAATTGTTTTGTAG